AAAAATCTCTGTAAGGTAGCCAGCCTTGCAGAGATTAAAAGTTAAACTATGAGCTTCTATTCGTTAGTTATCCCAGCCATTATAAACCGAGTTTCTTTTTCAGAAATCTACCAACAAAGGCAGCAGCCATAGCAGACACAGCAAAGTCACCAAATATAAATCCTTTGTTAGGCTCTACGAACTGAGATTCAATGGCAACCAACACAACCATACAGACAACAAAGGTAATCGCAATGGCAATATACCTAAACACCATCTTAGCAACCTTCTTGCTATCATAATTAACACTTGAAGATTCACCTTCTTTTCGGTTAACCCTCAATGAGCAATACATAAAATAAATTGCAGCTATCGCTATGAATGCCACAAACACGTAAATAATTTCTTTTGGCATAATTTTATTTTTCTAGTTGGGAAAATATTTTTTCCTAGTTGGGAAAATTATTTTTCTCCCTTGTAATTCTTTAATATTTCGTCAGCATCATACTCGGACTTTGATAAAGGAGCCTTTGGACATCTACCCAATATACTCTGTTTCTTTCGTGCCAACTCCTCATCATAGTGCCTTTTCTGCTCAGCCTTCATTTTGCGATATTCGTCAACACGTTTCAGGAAATGTACTGCTGGTTCATATTGACCACGGATAGGTATTCCTCCTTCTTTGGTCTTGTACCACTCTCGTTTTATGAAATCCTCTTTAAGCATTATCTTACACCCATCAACTTCAATACAAATTGAAGGTTTGCGTTCTAGAGCACTTTTTCTTATCCTATCAATAAATTCCTTGTTACGCTTTGCATTTTCCTCCTTAGAACTTTGAAGGATAGACCATATTATTATAGCCAACAAAGACAAAAATACAATGATACCTAATATATATTCCATCATCCAAGTTTCTTAAAATCTATAGGACTGCAACCGCATAACCCAAAGATGTAGTTAACTATATCTTGAATATCAAATGCTACTACATACCATACTCTTGCAACAAATATCAGCAATAACAGAGCAACAGGAATTACCATCCACTTCTTTTCACATAACCAGTTGAAAAACCTACCATGTTGAAGGGAATCACACACGCCTACCATCCATGCCGTAAATAGCATGAGCGAGACAAACATAACTAACATATGAAGAAACCACATACTCAATACATTTTAATTATCCTACATTTGCTTTACTCATGCTACCGCCTAAGATAGACAATAGCTGGTCGTAGCGTTTCTCTAACTCTTCGTACTTCGCCTTCCAGACAGAATCATCCTGATTAGGTTCGGTAACCATTGGTTCGTCATGATGAGGGGTCTCGGCAACCATATAAGGAGAATCGTCAACACCATCTTTGTGATACATAGTACCAATACCACGCATCAACCACTCGGCAGACACGTCAGGATAAGCTACAAGAACCTTGGCAACAACGTTTGCAGACAAAGCACGCTCACCCTTCAACTGAGTATTAAGGGTAGTTTGAGACATATCGACTAACTTCGATAGAGCGTTAACCGATACTTGCTTATCCTCTAAAATTAGCATAATTCGCTGATAAATAGTTACTTCCATACATTTTACATTTATAAACCATAATTAATTAATCATAATCGGCTAGCAATTTCTTGCTAAATATTTGGAGATTTAGCAAAAAATGACTATCTTTGCACTAGTAAACAACAAGTTGCTTAATTATTAAAAGCAAAAGTACAATAAAAAATTAAGATATGCAAGTAAAAAAGATAAAAATTATCAAAGTTCCGCTTGAAGGACGAAAAAAACTTGCTGAGCGATATGGTTGCTGTAGAGAAACAATCTTCAACGCTCTTGCATTTAGAAGTCAGAGCAAGCAATCCGAAAGCATCAGGCATGATGCCCTGAATGAGTTCGGAGGAGTTGAGGCCGATAAGGTCATGTTCTATTAAAAAGGAGGTATAATTATGGTAGACCCAGAGATTAAGGAGCAGCTAGACCGCATAGAGCAGTATTCGCTCATAGCTGCAAAGAATGTGCTCAACATTAATGAAGCTGCAATCATTCTTGGTATGACGGTTAGAGGAGTGAGAGAGAACGTCAGGAACCGCATCATTCCTTGCTATAAACCAAACGTCAACCGACTCTACTTTAAGAAGAGTGAGTTGGAAGAGTGGATGACTCAGAACCGCAGAAAGAGCATGGCAGAGTTGAAATCAGAGGCAGCAGCCTATTGTTTTACCCATTAAACAGACAAACTTATGATAGCAGATGTAATGTTGGTAGCCAGCGTAATCGCTTTCGCTGTTGCCGTTAAGGAAATTCACTCCTACTTCAAGGAAGTAGGCAAGTAATATATATGGAGACTGAACCTCACAAATTTAGTTTAGTATTAAGTTATTAATGTGTTAAGTCTTATAACATTTCAGCCATCGAATTTTTCATTCGGTAAAGAGCAGAGGTTTTTGGAGTTTGCTACTCCCAGTCTCCACTATAACTTTAGTCGTTATAATTTTACATGTTTTAAGTTTTTACCCAGCGCAAGTAACTCAGTTGGTAGAGTATGAAGGTTTATGAGCCTTCGAGGTCGTGGGTTCGAGTCCCACCTTGCGCCCAATATAGCCCGATTCCAAGGCTTTATATCGGATAGGATAAACCATCCTAGAGTGGTACACGTACCCAAAAGGAGCATCATTAACCACAGATGGTGCTTAGACGTGGAAGTGGCAAGCGAGTACATACACCTGATAGGTGGAATTTGGAAAAACTTGGAGTTCACTTGTGAAGAAGCAGACCTGATGCCGTGACCCTTATATAATAAGGTAGCATCTAAAGGTAGGAGCGCACAACTACAAATCGGTTCTAATGCAGCCAGCACGCTTTCTTTCTATTCGGTTCAATAGTTATAATTGGTTATTTTATAGAAATCAGATATATCACAATATGTGCGATTACTAGTGCTGGGAGTCCTAAGCCTCCATAAATGCAGAAGGGAACCAAGGAGCGATTCAGCATCCGGCAAGATTGTATAGATGTCGCTCCACGGAGGTGGCTGTTTTATCATTACATTTAGCAGCCCCTCCATTTATGGATAGAAATTACAGACTTCAATATATTTTACATTTTTAACTTTTGTCATTGCGGTAGCGACCGCTCAGGTTAAACTAAAATAAAATTCATTCTCCCCACCATTCGTGAGAATCGTGGGGTTTTTAATTTGAATATTTAAACCATACAATATGAGATATAAAGCAAATAGTTGTCACGATTGTCTATTCTCGACCATGTGTGACAACCCGAATAAGAACCCAGACGGTGGCTACAAATGCAGCCGCTATGAATGGAAATATCAATAACAACTTAATACATATAAGATATGAAAGAACTTATCGCAATTCAGTCAGAACTGAAAGCCCCGAAGAGTCAGTTCAACAAATTCGGTGGCTACAAGTATCGCAAGGCTGAGGACATCTTAGAAGCTGCCAAGCCTTTACTCGCCAAGCAGAAATGTACGCTCATCATCACCGATGATGTAGTCTTGATAGGCAACCGCATCTACGTGAAGGCAACCGCCATTATCAAGAACGAGAAGGGTGAATGTGAGACATCTACTGGATGGGCAAGAGAAGAGGAAACCAAGAAGGGTATGGATGGCAGTCAGATTACTGGAGCATCCTCCTCCTACGCTCGAAAGTATGCCTTGAACGGTCTGTTCGCCATTGATGATAATCAGGATTCAGATGCCGCCAACGAAGTACAGCATCAGGAAGCGCAGCAACAGACACAGACACAGACCAAGCAGCCAGCCGCCCAGCAGCCAGCTACATCACCATTTCACCCGAATGACCTGAACGAAGGATTGGTTTACCTGAGCAGATGTGTCACAAAAGACAATCTGATATGGGTAGTTCAGACATACAAGCCGCTCACCGTCAACCCTCAGTTTATGCAAGCAGTATCAGCTAAGAAGAAAGAATTAGGATTACAATAATATGACAGAAACAACAAAGAAAATCAGCCTGAATGTACCAAATGTCACATTCATAGAAGAGACACACCAGTACTTCATTGGCAAGAAGGAACTGAAAGGAGTAACAGGAACGCTCATCAAGAAAGCCTTCCCCGACACCTATAAGAATATTCCTGAATCGGTATTGAAGAAGGCAGCAGAGCGAGGTGGACTTGTACACAACACGTTTGAAACCTTCTGCTCCATCTTCGATGCCGACATCAAGAAGTACCCGAACCCTACGGAAGAGCTTCAAGCCTTCCACAGCATGTTAGTCGCATACGATTTACACTATGTAGCGTCCGAGTATCTCGTTACAGATGGTGAGAACTTTGCATCTGCCATAGATGGAATATTTGCCGACAACGAAGGCAACATCTATCTGGTAGATTACAAGACCACCGCCACCCTTCACTACGACAATGTATCGCTCCAGCTATCCATCTATGCCAAATGGTTCGAGGAGCAGAACCCTGACTTGAAGGTGAAGGAGATTGTCTGCATGTGGTTCAAGAACGGACAGAGCAAGTTCCAGCCACTCCCAAGGGTATCTGATGAGCAGATAGACGATTTAATCAACGCTTATCTCGCAGATGATACAGACTATCAGTATAAGGTGGAGGTTCCAGAGAAGTTCTCTGCCCTAGAGCAGGAGTACAGATTGATAACCGCTCGTATGGATGCCCTGAAGATTAAGCAGGATGAGTTGAAGGACAAGATAATGAAGATGATGGAAGCCAACAAGCAGAAATCCATCAAGACCAACATCGGTTCCTACTCTTATGTGGCAGCAACCACCAAGAAGACCTTCGACACGAAGCTGTTCAAGGACACGGAGCCTGACCACTACGAGCACTATCTAAAGGAAACGACCACCAAGCCATCAATAAGAATCAAACTTAATTAAGTATAGATATGAACGTTAAATTTACTGGTAAAATTATTGCAGCAGGGCAAGTTCAAATGGGAACTTCCCAAAACGGAACTCAATGGAGTTCTTGTGAGTACACTATCGAAGAGTTGAACGAGCAGTACCCTTCAAGAGCCGTTATCTCGGTATATGGCTCAGACAAGTTGCAGCAGTTCAACATTCAGTTAGGAGAAATCATCACCGCCCACATCGGATTGAAGGCACGCCAATCTAAGGAAGGACGTTGGTTCAATCAGTTGGACTGCTGGAAGGTGGAACGACCAAATGGTCAGCAGCAAGGTCAGGTTGTCCAGAGTCAGGTTGGTGCAGCACCTCAGCCAGTTGGTGGGTATTATCAGCAACAGCCTATACCTCTGAGCCAGCCACAGCAGTTTCCCCCTCAGGTTAACGCAAGCGGTCAACCTATTCAGCAGAACACTCAATATACAGGTGGTCAGCAGCAGGGTCTTCCCTTCCCAGCCCCAAACCAATAATATATAAGGTATGGAAATCCATCTAGTAAGAACCTCCACTGGTCTTCGCCCCTACACGGATGATGATTACGAGGAAATGAAAAAGATAAAGGTTGGTTCCATCGTCAAGGCGAACATAGTTCGACCAAGGAACATTAAGTTTCACCGCAAGTTCTTCTCCCTTATCAGAGCAGCATGGGATTGTCTCACAGAGCAGCAGCGCACAAACCTACGTTCTATAGACACATTCCGTGAACAGCTTCTGATAACATCGGGATTCAGCGAACCGCTTTACGACCTCAACGGACAGAAGTTCTTGGAGAGAGCCAAGTCTATCTCCTTCGCCAAGATGGACGAGCCAGCCTTTAATGAAGTATATAGTAGAGTCTTAGACACCATCCTCACGATACTCTATGCAGATGGTGTTACAGAAGACGAGTTTAATAACATTTTACAAAATTATAGTTGATATGACACGTAGAAACGACAAGCGCAACAACAGACGTAATCGTCAGCGCAACAACACCCCAGAGTTACCACCATTTGCACAGATGCTTTTCGGAGCAATCGTTGGCAAAGGTGTAGACATGATTGCCAAGAAGATGGCTGAGAATAACGAGGAGACTCCTGATATTCACGCAGAAGGAATCAGCAATCAGGACGTTACCAACATCAATAACGGAAAGGCAACCTTATCTAAGTTGCGCATTCCTGCTGATGGTTCGGCAGTAGAGTACCCTATCCCTGATAACCTCCAGTTCTTCTTCGCTGAGGATGGTAAGTTGATGGTTCGTCAGAAGACGGAACATGAAAATGTTCCTAACAACGAGGAAGGCAATCCTATCACTTATGATGATATTCTCAAAGAACTCTACTTGAACAAAAAGGTGTACTTTGTTAGTGGTAAAAGTATTCAGTTATCAACAGCAGACGTGTGCTCCTATAAGGATATTGACAACAGCGCAAGCGAGGCTCAGGCAAAACGTTTGATTGCATTCAACAAGTTGATGAACATCGCCAAGTATCTCAATGGTGACTGGAAACCGAACTTCGACAGAGACGATGAAAAATGGAATATCAATAAAGATGGTGATACATTTATCGAAATGTACACAAGAAGATTGAACAAAGCGGGTGTTTACTTTAAGTCGCAAGAACTTACCAAGGAAGCCATCCGCTTGATGGGTGAAGAATCTCTCAACGACCTTTTCTCAACTGATTGGTAATGGCAAGATACGCTGAAATCAAAGCTAAGCTACAGCAGGAAGGCAAGAAGATACGCAAGCGTTCAACCTACGATGAGCACAACTTGCAAGCCGCAGAGGTCAGGTATATCCGTGGGGTATATCCTGACCTTGAAGGTGTCTTCTTTGCCGTTCCTAATGGTGGCAAGCGAACCTCCCGACAAGCTGCATGGCTCAAAGAAGAAGGTATGAAGGCAGGAGTATCTGATATGCTGCTCCTGAAGCGCACCTCCCAGTACGGTTTCCTCTGCATCGAAAATAAAACACCGAAAGGACAGCAGGAACCCGAACAGAAGGTATTCCAACACGAAGTAGAACGACATGGTGGCAAGTATATCATCGTCCGCTCTATAGATGAATTTATCCAAGCAATCGACAATTATTTAAATGGTGAACTATGACAGATGAAATCAAACAAGCCATCCAACTTCTAAAAGAGAATGGCTACAAGGTAACTGCCCCTCCCAAGCAAGTCAAAGACGAATATACCTTTGAGCGAGCATGGAACTTGTACGATAAGAAGGTAGGCTGCAAAGACAAACTCGAAAAGAAGTGGAACTCCATGAGCAAGAAAGACCGCAAGGCAGCTATAGAGTATATTCCTCTCTATGTAATCTCACAGCCCGACAAGCAGTACAGAAAAAACTTCCAAACTTTCCTCAACCAGCGAGGATGGGAAGACGAACTCATCGGAGCAACACCACCGCCAGCAGCCGTTAACGAGAACCCTTCCGAAATCAGTCAACTTATAGCAAAGACGAAGGCTGAACAGAACGTAACAAATGCGGATAAGGACAACGTTTTCAAGACACGCATCATGGGTATGATAGAGCTTCTGCAAAAGAATCCTCATAGCCTATGCCGAAAGCAGTTGGAGATATATCGTGATAACGGAACCTTGGAACGCTTGGGCATCCAATGGAATCCATAAACCACATTTCTGTTTACCACAATGATACAAATCAGCAAGTACAACAAGCAGCATCCTCTCAGAGTCTTTGAGGCATTCGCAGGATATGGCAGTCAGAGCCTAGCCTTCAAGTACCTCAAAGATAAGCATCCTGAGTTCGACTTCAAGGTAGTGGGCTACTCAGAGATAGAACCATCAGCCATCCAAGCCTACGGACTCCTGCACGGAAGAGACATACCTAACTTCGGAGACGTGACTAGGATAGACTGGAATGAGGTTCCCGACTTCGACTTCATATCATGGTCTTCACCATGTCAAGATTTCTCCAATGCAGGACTTCGCCAAGGAGCAGAGGAAGGCAGCGGCACACGCTCATCCCTTATCTTTCAGGAGAAGAGAATGCTGGCAGTCAAGAAACCAAAGTATGTGATGCTAGAGAACGTAAAAGGTCTTCTTTCAAAGTCAATGAGGAAGTACTTCTTCCAGTACGTCAAAGACCTTGACTCCTTCGGTTACACCTCCTTCTACAAGGTACTGAATGCCAAAGATTACGGAATCCCTCAGAATCGTGAACGTATCTTCGTTATCTCCATACTCAGAACAGAGGATGAGCCGAACCCAGAGTATCACTTCCCTTCGCCTATCAAGTTAGAGACTACGGTTAAGGATATATTGGAAGATGATGTAGCTCCCGAATATTTCCTATCTCAGCCCCTTCTCGAAAAGTATCTCACAAAAGCAGACATCAATGAATCAATCGAAAAACTCTACCCCGAAGATAGCAATACCGAAAACTGCTGATGGATGCTCTGTAGCAGTCACAGCCAGTTTCTCTATGATAAGTATCATGAACCTCATAGACACCGCTCATTATCCGAAAGGTGGAGTTCTTATCATAAAAAGAGTATGATAATATTCAGAAACAAACACGGAAGTTTCAAAGGTGGGTTAATTAAAACAAAAATATCACCAACCATCACAACAGCTTCCTTTGAACACAATACATTTATCTTAAAAATAAAAGAATGTGCGACAAAATTATAAAGCTAGCAAACCTCCAAATCAAAGGCAGAATAGAGCAGCAGACCAGAGTCTACTCCACCAAGGGAATCTCCCCTACTCTCAATTCAGCTATGGGGCACGGAGGTAATTGCATTCCACTTTTCTTAATCGTCAAAGAGATATGATAACAGGAGGAAAGAGAATGAAATCCCTGCTTCTATCAGGGAAGGTGAAGCCTGATGTAGGCGGTCAAGTTCTCGACATCTACAACCAAGCTGTAATGCAAGGTATCTCCCCTACCATCAAGACAACCATAGATACAGCAAACATGACATTCGTAACCATCATGAACAAAGAAATCATTCACACCGCACCAAACGGAAAGAAATACTCCATCCAAATCAGAAAGTACACTCCAAGAGATTGTTTCCGACTGATGGGAGTTCACGAAGCTGATATAGACAAACTCCTAAGCAAGGAGAAGTCTGGTCAACTCATTATCAGCAAGAGCAAACTATATGCCCTCGCAGGAAATTCAATAGTAACCAACTGCCTGACCGCCATGTTCGAGGAACTGATTTTCCCATCAGGAAATCACTACCACGACAAGACTGGTCAGCTATCACTCTTCTAGCTTATGGAAATTTTTGCAATTACTAAAATAAATTTTGGATATATCAAGGTAGGCAAGCGTATAAGCAAAGCGCACAAAGCCATGTTTACCCACAAGACCATGGTACTATGGTATAAAGGCAACCCAATCATCGGGACAATGCACGATGGCTTGTGGTATCAACAAGACCTAAACGGAATGTGGGAACAATTAATGTTCCAGTCCGAAGTCACCCACGTCTCATTCTTACCTTCGCCAAATGAAGACAGAGAAAGAAAAAATCCTAGCCATCATCGCTGAGATTCAGGCAGAGCGTGAAGCTGCTCACATCATACCGCCCCACGTCCTCACGTCTGAAATCATTAATCGAGGATTCCCCCAGCCATATCAAGCCATCAATGAGTTATGTGCAGAAGGAAAGATAAACTGGTGCCGCACCATCAACGATATGGCATTCACTATCAGGTCATAGCTTAGCTATGTGGATTGAAACACTATCAGAAAATAATAAATCAAGAACAATATGGAAAAAGAAATTATTACACAGAAGAAACTGATTGTCTTGGCAAACGATGCTTACTTGAATGCACAAAGACATGGTTTCTATCCTGACAACACAGATATAACAACCGCTCTGATGCTCATTATCACAGAAATGGCAGAAGCTGTTCAGGCAGACAGACACAACCGACACGGAAGTATCGAAGACTACGAGAGCGAGATTCAGATGGGCAGAGATATTCCTACCGCCTACAAGAACACTCTTGAAGGAACGGTAGAATCTGAGTTCGCTGACGTTGGCATCCGAATCTTATCACTCTTGGGATGGATGGACACCAAAAAACCAACAAAATTTCAAAGCAACTCTTATCTAAAAGAAGAGTATGAAATCGCTAAGATAAAATACAAGTGTGGTATTGCTAAATGTTTCTACCATATCATCAGTTTCCTATGCTCGTTTACTGACAACAACTCGCCATATTGGTATATCTCAAAGATTATCCAGCGGACACTCATGCAGGTTTTCGCCCTAGCACATAACAACAATATCGACCTGATGGAGCACATTAAGTTAAAAATGAAGTATAATGAATCACGTCCGTACCTTCACGGATGCAAATATTAGGAGGACAGCAATATGTTTGGAATAGAACAGATTTCAAGAAGATGTTTAATGACATTGAGTGATGGTAGCAAAATCCAAGCTACCATCACCATTCCAAAGCCTACCAAGCCCATCTTCCCTGAGCAGATGGAACGTCAGTTTATCGAGAGTTTTAATAAATCACAACCTCTTGCAGTCAACAAGGTTGTCAAGTGTCACATTATGAGAAATTAGTTATGGAAGATTTACCTATAGGCTCAGAAATCGTCTTGAAGGTGGTTGAGACAGAGAAAGAACAATGTAATGGCTGTTTTTTCGATGAGATATGTAACAATATCTATGAGAATGTTTGCGGAGATTTTGACTGTAGCGCAAGCACTAGAAAAGACGGAAAGGCAGTTCAATTTAAAAGAGTGAAATAATCATGGTAGATGATAAGAAAATAGAAACTGCAAAGGAAGAAATCTATGAAGATAGATTTCTGTTAAATGGCGAAGAGATAGTATTCAACAATGATGAAAAGGAAGAAATGTTCTATGAGGGGGACATCAAAGAAGCTATTGGGCTAGGTGCTAAGTGGGCTATCAATGAGTTCTTGAAGGACTTGTGGCATCCTGCTAGCGAAATGCCTGATAAAAATAGAATATGTTTGGTAAGGGTTGTTTATCATCTTAATTATGGGATGCTTCCAGATGAAGAAAGAATAGAGCAATCATCTTTTCACGATTTTGGTTGGTATGATTACGATTTCAAATATATTGGACCTGATTATGATATTATTAGCTGGCTCTATGTTGATGATTTATTACCAAAGGAGGGAGGCAAACATGATTAAGCCAGTAACTATGTACTCTGTCATTTGTGACAGATGTGGAAAAACCTTCATTGATGAGTTTAATGGCATTGTGGCTTGGTTGGACGAAGGAACAGCCAAAGAGCAAGCAATGGAAAGCGAATGGAAAGAGATAGGCGATAAGCACTACTGCCCAGATTGCTATGAGTTTGACGATGAGTTAGATGAGTATGTTCCTAAAAAGGAAGGAGGTAAGCAATGAAAGAGCTTAAAGATTTGGTTGCTGGTGATGAGGTTGTTGTTTACGACAAATACGACAACAGAAGAATTGCTATTGTTGAAAGAATAACAAAAACTTTGGTCGTTGTAAACAATATTAAATATCGGAAGTCTAACGGATTTGAATACGGAGTATCTTATATCTTCTCTCATAGAATTGAAATACCTAAAGATGAGGAGCAGATAAAGGAAATAGAATTAGAATACCGTAAACGAATTATCATTCATAGAATACATAATCTCAATCTGAATGACTATCCGTTAGAAGTGTTGGTAAAAGTTTATATTGAATTAGGAGGAAATTAATATGGAAGAGCTTAAAGTTGGAGAAAGAGTAATACTTCAAGCTATTGAACAGGATGTTTGTAATGGCTGCGATGATTGCTTCTTTGGCTATGATGATATATGTTGTAACCCGACCTAATAATGGGTGGGGTAATGGATTTCAGTGTGAACCAGAAGAACGTTCTGACGGAAAACATGTAATCTTTAAAGAAGTTAAGGAGTAAAAAAGAAAAATGAAAAAGAATAAACACTCATTAAAGATAAGTCGTGGCTACTTTGGCGAAACTACCCTTGATGGTTATCCTATAGCTACATATTCAAATGATGAATTGAAGATTCTAAAGAACCTGCTAGAAAAGGTTCTGTGTGAAGTAAATGAATATATACATCTTTAGAAAAGTAAAGCGTATGTTGTACGAAGCAAAACAAGGGACAAAGGCTTATGAATACATTAAGAGTATTCTCGATGCAGAATTTGAAGAGCATCAAGCCTACATGAAAAGAGTTGAAGAAGCCGTAGGTTTCGAATTTGAAAAATATCAGGGCTATCAGCCTAACAGAACTCTCACAAGAGTGTACGAGATTACCGCTATATGGGTTCTTTCTGAGCGTTACGATACGCTAGATAAGAAGGTGTGGAAGAAGGTAGATGGTGTAAAATTGGAAGACGGTTACTATGTAGCTATAGCGCCTAACAAGCGTAGTAAGCAAGGCAAGGCAATAGCCTCCGTTCTTCTCTCCTATAAATCAGTTGCTAACCATTTCAAGGTAATGAAGGAACTGAATATAGAAGTCTCTCAAGCTAGCCGTTTCTCTATTACTCAGTTACTCCGTCACAAAGACCGCATTTTCGTTTACTTTGATGATGGCATCCGAGCCGAAAAGTGCAACTCTGATTTCAAGGAAATCACGATAGGTGAGTATGAGGATTTCATTAATAGCAAAGATTAAAGCGTATGGCACACAAAGAATTTAGAAAGCCACCTCGTTATATGGTGGGCGATATAGTTTATAGTCACGGATTTATTTGTATTGTCTGTAGCATCTATCCGTTCAATATAGATTATTCTTACGACTTGAAAGTTATTGATGGGCAAAGCTTGGGCAAAATTTGTCAAAATGATATTATGCACGTTCATATTTGGGAAGAGTTTCTTAAAAAGAATGGATGGACATGTTATCGCTCTGAAGGAGAATGTTTTGGGCATAGGTGGTATAAACACCAAGAATACCCTTTCACTTTGCGATATAATAATTTCTTGGGAATTATCGGAGTATCTTTCAATGACGGAAAAGACGATACTGTTATGATAAAATGTGTAGATGAACTCCAACATATTCTTTTTGGCTTGCAATTAGATAGCAATTTAAAAATATAAGCGTATGTATTTTGAATATAGAATAGTCAAGATAGAGAAAGGTTTGTTTCTCATCGAGTATAAGACAGCTCCTTATGGAGTTTGGCATGAAGTAAAAAACAAACAGTTCAAGACTAAGCCAAAGGCAGAAGCTTGGGCTAGAAAGAACTTAGGTTAATGAAGTAAAGCGTATGGATAAGCTAGAATACATTCCAGGAGATTTTATCTCTGTATATGTAGGTGTAAAGAAATATATCGTTGAGGTAATTGGTACGGAAAACGAAAATGAAGTACTCTCATACCAAATCAAGTTCCCAAATGGAGAAATTCAATATGCTGATAAGGATAATATTGTTCCGATTCCTCTCACTCCAGAGATTCTAGAGAAGAACGGATGGAAGAACGATGGCTATGATTGGTATAAATTGCCAACAAAAAGAGCTTATCTGTATATAACAAAAGATATAATAACTTTGGGTGAGTTCTTGGTGTGCGTAGGTCTAGACAGACACAATCTTGCTAGTATTAACTTTGTTCATCAGTTACAGCACATTCTCTTCGGTCTAGGACTTAACTCAGAAATGGAGGTGTAGGTATGAGCATAGCAACACAAACAAACTACCATTGCCCTTTCTATGGAAGAAAGTGTTATCAATGTGGTTATTGGAATAGCAGAGGAAATGAGTGTGAGATAATAACTCATCAAGACAGAAAGATTTGATGTTTAACCGCCTTCGGGCAATAAAAGATATTAGTATGAAAATAAGTGAATTTATTCAACAGCTTCAAGATGTTTACGATGAAGAGGGTGATATGGAAATTGCCATCAAGATAGATGATAACGACTTAGGTTCTGAACCTATTGTTGTGAAATCTACTGTTTATGAACAACTTTATATAGTTAAATCCTAACCGCCTTCGGGCATAAATATAAGTAATATGACAGAAATAGAATTATACAACAAATTACAAAATGTAGAAGGTCGTTTAAAGATGATGGATTCATAAATATCAGAGCTTCGCAAAAAGCAGAATGGTATAATGAACGACTTCCTTAGTTTGTTACCTTTTCAGAAAGGTGACAAGGTAAAAGATAAAGATGGCAATATCTTTATCATAGAACAACTTAAAAGTGCCATGTCTCTTGACAAGAATGAAGTCAAGGTTCATTTTTTTATCCGAAAAATAAAGAAAAACGGAGAACCTTATCTATACGAATGCCAAGCTTGGGGAATTGATTATTTTTCCCTTGAGAAAGTAGTAGAGTAATAACCATCCTGTAATGGATATAAATAAAAAGTAACATGAATACAGAAAAATTAGAAAGAGCAAATATCTTAGCCAAGAGTTTAATTCCTAAAGTAAATGAACTCTTAAATTTGTCTCCAAAATCAATGCGTAGTAGTCTTGCTGATGCTATTTGTGGGCTTTCAGAGTGTGATGAAGAGTTTAAAACAAAATTCAAGCAGCTTCTGAATGAAACAAAACAGAGATTTCAGAAAGAGTTTGATGAGATTTAGTAACTAACAATCCTGCAAAGGATATAAATATAAGTAATATGAAAAAGATTATTTTGGCAGCCTTAGTCGTTGCAAGTTTGTTCGCTTCTTGCTCTAGCGAGAAGACTTTTAAAAAGAAAGATGGCTCTACGATTACAGCAAAGCCTTATGGCTGGGCTAGTAAGGAAAACAAAGTAGAAGGTGTTAACTACGAGTTGAATGCTCCAGATGTTGTAGTTTCAATCATCTTCGCTCCATCAGTTATCGCATCCGCTTGCGTTCCTCAGTGTATATACAGAGGATTCTGCCCAGAGCAGAAGTCATGTGGAAGAAGTACTTATTCTTCCTATGAAATAATCAGAAGAGAGTATAAAAAACTCAATTTATTGTGTGTAGATAGACTATGAAATATCCAAAATTTAACGTCAATGAATTTGTCGGGGGGCATTTCGAGTACACCACTCCCTGCCCCTTCGGCATATACGGCAAGTACACCAACGAAATCCTATACGTAGGTAGCCTTGCTTGCCAGCGATGCGAGCACTTCCGAGGTATCAACAAAGAAGATGGTATCGTATCTTGTGGAATCGAATAGTTTTAAGAGTGCAGCCTATCTGCATTCTTCTTAATAATTAATCAAATTTTATATATGAATACAAAGAAAATCTCAATTATTCAGCGTATCAAGGAAAAATTTCTTGGCAAGCAGTTCTTTATTGCAGTTATCGCTAACAAGGGAACCAGTTCCTACTTCGTCAACTCTACCATCTACCGCTCAGAGAAGGAGGTGAAGGCTTACAAGAAGTACATCACCACAGACGAGCGTATGAAACAGAGCTTCGATTTCGTAGGCTATTATGGTTTCCGTTCAAAGTTCGACTTCCGCATTCCTCTTAGCGGAAAGCCAGTATCAGTTGAAGAGGCAAAGAAACTGGCAGAGAAGTAGTATGGGAAAGTTGATAGACCTTACTGGACAGCGTTTCGGCAGATTACTCGTCTGCCGAAAATCTGATAAAGAAAACCACCAGCATGGTGCGTTCTGGATATGCAAGTGTGATTGTGGCAGGGGTTGTACGGTTCTAGGTTCTGCTCTTCGTGACGGACGAACAAAGTCATGTGGCTGTTACCGCTCTGAGCGAGCATCTGCCATCATCACCAAGTATGGCAACCGCAAGGGTAGACCCAAGCGGAAAGACAAAGTTAACGGATAATATCCATTTTATCACTTTTCATATTATATTTGCAACATGAAATTCAAGTATTTAATAGATAAAGTTAATGGTTTCAGACACCGCAACGATTTTGTGGTACTGGACGGAAGAGCAAACTCGGTCACGCTCTCCAAGGGCATCTACGACCACATCATGCAGAAGGAACGTACAGACACTTCTATCTTCGTATTCAGGCTACCTGACCGAGGTACATACGGATTCTGCATGCGTGAGGACTGGGAAGAACTTCGCAAAGCCAACACCGCCTTCACTCAGCTTCAATTCAACCAGAAGCACAAGAAGATAGGATTCCGAAGCGACTACCCTTCCATCACCGCCATCCTTGATGAGTACAACCTTCCTCTCAACAGAATGGTTCGTCTTACTTGCATCCCACGCAAGTCAGCCAAAGGCGAACCTTATTACGAAATCATGCGACCAAACTTAAATTCGAGCACATGGCAACAAGACAAGAAGTAATACTCAAAGGGCTTACCCACTCTCCATCCGACTACGATTGTCAGGATGGGGAGTTGGCAACCTGCCTCAACCTCATCAACGAGGATGGGGCACTCCACCCTATTCACCAGCCAGTAGTAGCCGAGCCAAACATCACGCTGGATGCAGGAGACACAATAGAACTGGTTCATAAGGTAACACACGATGAAACGATTCACTCTCACTACATCATCCGTAAATCAGATGATACTTGGTACTGGATGGAGAAAGGTGGAGACGGAACCAAGAACACCATCGACTTAAACGGATTCCACGTCAATGCAGTTACAGCCGTAGGTAATATAGTTAATTTTGTTGGAGAAATATCTATCAAATACTTATATTGGATTGACGATAATTATCAGCTATTTGATAGAGATAACTTTAACTATGGAATCAAAATCGATTTTAAAGAATCTGATTATCATGGTGGTTCAGCAGAAATCTCGCTAGGTGATGAATTTTGGGACTATGTTACTTATGAAAGCAGTTCTTCTGGTAGAAAGATAACTGGAATGAATGTAAACCAAGTCTCAAAAGTTTTCAACATGTTTGACGCTGTAATTAACAAGACTTTGTCCGACAAAGGAAAACAATGGCAAAAGTATTTTGTGTTTGGAGTAGCAGCCATCAGATTATACGATGGAACTTACTACAGCATTTCCAATATTTTTAAACTTGACTGGAATAGTGCAACTTTAGCTTCTGTTAGTGTTGACCCTTATAACAAGAGATTTTGGTCGATTGGACCAGCAATAGCAACTTATACTATTAGCGCAAACATAGATAATCTTGATAAAATATCAAATCTTATACAAGGCATTGATATTTTTTTAAGTAAAGCCGAATCATTCGTTAATTTAGAATCAGCAGCAGCCAAATACGTTGTACCAGAATTAAATGATAGAGACCAAGGTGATATGTTTTTCACAATGATGTCAGGAAAGGAAGCAGCCAATGCCATAGATTCCCTATCATTCTATCATTCACTATTTATCAGTAAAGACGAATTTGGAAAAGAACTTCAACTCAAAAGAGTTGAGGGAACAGAAGAGTCATTACCTTTGGCTAACCTATATCGTTCAGATTTAGGAGGTAAATGTGCGATTACATACAACAATAGACTTCATGTGGGTAACGTAAAAGAAGGATATAATGTCGATTTGATAAGTAATATCACTCCAAACAGAGCAAACGTTGAAGAATTAAAAACAGAAGGAATAGTTCGAGTGAAAGCGTCAAATAAAGAATTTTGGTGCAAGGTTGATGATTTAGGTGCAAAACTTTATTACTTTGTATGTGTACCAATCTTAAATGTATCTGAAATCACATTCTACTTAAAGACTGGAACTTCTGTATTTGAGAAATCTACGGTTAGTTTGCATTCTTCCGAAACTACAGCATTTTCTTTTTACGTAGCAGGAGAAGGAAAGGAAAACGTACCGCAATTTGCTTTGCCATGGGAGAAATCATCAGAAGAGGAATGGAATAATATTGTCAGCAAATACGAAAAATATAAAACAAATACAAATGCACTTCCATATTCTTCTGTTGTAAAAGTAAGCGAAGCTGAGAATCCTCTAATCTTCCCTGCAAAGAATAGTGTTCAGGTTGGTTCTTCTATCATAAATGCACTTGCCGCTAACACTAGACCAATAAGCGAAGGTCAGTTTGGTGATGCACCTCTATACGCTTTTACCGATGAAGGTGTATGGGTATTGATGCTTGGCAGCGAAGGAACCTATATTGCCCGACAGCCAGCCAATAGAGATATTTGCTCCACCCCGAAGGGCATATTACAGATTGATGATGCCGTTCTGTTCCCTACAGAACGAGGAATCATGATGCAGAGAGGACGAGAATCTGAGTGCATTACCGATGTACTGGATGATTATCCTTTCGATTTCCTATCCATTTATTCACATTCTACAAAGGATAAGACCTATCCGAATAAACTCCTTGCACTAGGTAATATCCCTGAGTCAGACGTGAAGTATGTCCGTTTCCGTAAGTATCTCGAAGAAGCTGGCATGATTTACGACTATTACGACAGCCGCATTATTGTCTTCAACCCGAACTACACTTATGCTTACGTTTACTCTTTGAAAAGCAATATGTGGGGAACCATGCACAATGTATTCAATAAGCGAGTAAACATATATCCTGAGTCATACGCTACAGACAAAGAAGGAAAAATACTTGATGTGTACGTGAAGGAGCCAACAGAGAATGTTCCTTTCTTCCTTTGCAGCCGTCCTTTAACGCTTGGTCAGGATGCCTATAAGACCATGTTTGATTGCATCACAAGAGGATATTTCAGCAGCATTCAGGCAGGAAAGTGTGGAATGGTTCTATTCGGAAGTAATGATTTGGTTAATTGGTATTACGTTGGTTCTTCTGTAAATATGTATCTTAGAAACATTGTTGGTTCTCCATACAAATATTTCAGGCTTTCGCTTATTGGCAACCTTGCCCCAAAAGAATCTATCAGCGCACTATCTACAGAGTTCCAATCAAGATTACAAAATAAACTCAGATAATTATGGCAGAATATACATTATTAGCTTTCGATTCACAGCGTGCACGAAATGGAGCATCCGTAGGCTATATGGATGCTAACAACAAAGTGCATATAGCTACAGAAATAGGATTCTATGAAATAAGAAGGTCAGACTACTTCGGCTACATCATATTAGACGGAGTGCTATATGAGTTTTTAGCAAATGGTTATTTTTATGTAAATGGAAATAAGCAGTTGCTAAAGATAGTAGAGTCCTCTATCACAAAGACAACTGGAACGAAACTCGTCAGAGAAACTTCTTCCGATGGAACATCAAATGCTCGCCCATTCCCTAGAAACGGAATAGCAACCACATCAGAAATAGGTGGAACAGAGAAAAGTGACAAAACAGAGGAAATCTTCTCAATCGCTACCCTACAGCCTAGAGAAGAAGTAGCCGCAAGTTGCTTGCAGTCTATGCTCATGCAGTATGCAAATCCACTCAACATAGACAATACCAAAATAAAGCAACTTGTAAGCAAGTCTTACTTGTTTGCTCAGGAGTTCATCAATCAGGCTGTTCTGTATCGTGAGAAGGAGACAACATCGGCAACCGTTGAGAACAACAAGTACGCATCAGTTGATTCTGATTCTCTCAGCAGCGACACCGATAAACTGCTCTACAATATAGCTACGGCTATCAACAACTTTATCGCTCAGGATAAGAACCAGTATGCCGACCAGCAGAAAAACGGATTGAAGCTGGCTGCTACAGATGTTAATGTCAAGACCTTACCTGAGAGTATCAATATTAATGCTGCTGTTACTGGTTCGGTAACTACCAAGCAGGAGTCCACGTCTAGTGGAACATAAACTTAGATAAATATTTCGTTTGTCATTTAATACAATAAAGGGTAGCAGTCCGTGAAGGATAGCTACCCTTGCTTTATCTTAGCCTTAAACGACTAACCTAAAATGGATGCAACCTGATTCTTGCTCTACCAGCCGAGCGGTTGCTGGCATCCTTAATCTTCTGTTTCTTATCCTCAGCGAGTGCCCAGAACCTATCAGCACCATCAGGATAAACAATCATTAACCACTCATATAAAGACTGGTTCACAATATAATCGTGAATGTATACCGTCATGGTATGCACACTTGTCTTCGAGAATCCACTTGGCATTCTCATGGCTAGATAATAGGCATCCTCATCATTTGTCGGGGAACCTATGCACTCTTCCCACTCATTGGAATCAAAGCCCCCTCCAAGCATTTCCATCTTGGTATATCGGAAAAGCATTTCATTGCAGTCTTCTACCGCAGAGTCAAGAATCCTTGCCAGTTTATCCCGATTGCCATCCTCGCCCACATCATAGATGTTATGAATCAGGTGTGAATCCTCTACAGAACTGGAGATTGAATCCGCATAGGCAGCAGCCGTATTCTTGATGTCAAACACCAGTTCCTTCTTCTGAAGCTCTATCATTACCTTGTAACCAAGGTTGCATGTTCTGCATTCTTTCATACTCACCTCCTTCCTTATTCGTTAGGAGCCGTTCTGCTTGGTCTCTCACGTCTGTTGATGGTCTCATGCAGATTCTTAATGGCTACAACAGACAATTCTGAATAAGTCTTCGATTCGTTAGGATTGGTAATGATGAACCAATCCATCAAAGCCTTGTTGATAATGTAGTCATGGATAGAACTTGTAAGTGCATCCTTCAAGGCGAGCGGATAATTGGATGGAAGGGAGAGATTGATTGTTATATTTGTATCGCCATCAATTAACTCGTTAGATGCAGTTGTACCGCTATCGGTTCGTACCGATTCACTTAACTCCACAAGCAGTTGACTATACGCATTCTGAATGCTACGCAAAGCCTGATTCTTGTCTTCATCATCATCACTTGCCTGAATATTGCTGGCAGCCTCAGCATCCATATCAGCAGCCCTTCTGCTACGCCCAGTCAGGAATGCTTTGTTCTGAAAGTCATAAATGAGTTCACTCATATACAACGTTATCGCTAAATTTTTTCTTGCCATACTATGATATTTTTGTTCGTGTTGGTTTCTTCTTGAAAAACGCTTTCTCTTTGATGTCAAGCAATAATGCAGCAGCGTTATCTGCATATTCCTTCACCTTGTCGTTGGCGGTAATCTCACACCACTTCCCGATGATGCTGTTCACCAAGAATGAGTTGGCAGAGGATTTGATTGATTCGAGTAGGTTATTATCAAATCTGCTAGGCATTTCGAGTTGCCAAGTGATGGTTCTGTCTACTCCTGAGCCGCCTGAGATAAACCGTTTCAGCACGTTTATCAGCGCATCCAGCGATTCATTGAAGAACCGCTCAATCATCGTCAGGTCTGCATCCGTCACAAATACTTGGTCAAATGCCGACTTTCCATCCTCCAGTTTGTTCTTTGCGCCTATGTAGGCAGTAGTCTTTGCCACCTCCTCATAGATGTCACTTTTCGTGATTGTCAATGTGAAATTTGCCATTCTTTATCTTTTTATAGAGTTTGTAACCTAATACGATTAACAGCATGCAGAGTACTCCAAAAGACCATACTGCATACTTCAACTGAAACTGCTCCCACTTGGAGAGTTGTTTTTCTACTGGATAGGGAACTGGGATGGAGTCTCTTTTCAGGAAAGAATCCACCCTTACTTTGTACACATTCTTGAAGACGGTCTTCTCATGCCATCGGTCAAGAAAGCAAGTATCTCCATTCTGTCTGAGGAAGATTGAATCACGCACAAAAACGCTGTCAGAAGTATGCAGCGTATCGTGTTTTACTACGTCCCGACATATAACTTTTTCCATCGGGACGTATTTTGTCTTGCATCCCGACAGAAAAAAAGCCACCAGCAAGATACCAATCACGTAGAGTGCTACTTGCCAAAAATCAGTATCGTACCATTTTACTTTCATAGGCTAAACATTAAAGACCTTCTTTGCTCTTGTAAGGAACTTTCGTCTTGATTCCAAGCCGTTGGTTCCACCATTGATTGTCTTGGTAATAGCCACGAAACTATCACTATCAGCCAGTTTGTTCAGGTCATGTTTCCACCACCACCACATAGCACTCTTCGTTGCTCCTAGCGGAAGTTCCAGCAACTGAGGATTCTCCATGATGTCACCAGTACAATACTTGCTGTTCTGATAAGACTGATAGTTGGCTCTGCCAGTAATCTGAATCAAACCCCTGCCACGATACTTGTAGCCATCACCATCCTTCAAGTTGCCGAGCATATTCTTCAACTTGCCCACATCATACTTGTGGAAGTAGTTTCTGTTGCCGAGTTCCTTGGTGTATCTCAGTTCACCACTTTCATGTGCAATTTGAGCCAAGAAGTGAGCCATTCGCTTAGGGGTATCAATATGGAACACCTCAGCATAGCCATTGATATAAGGCAGAAAAGCATCCACCTTATCCTTGGCATTCGGCATAATCGCTAAAATCTGTTCTCTTGTCACCTTCATATTACTTGCCCTCCTTCACTTGTTTCAGCATACTTGCGAGTTCATCCTTCACCTTGCTCTCAAAGTTGCCTAGTTTTGTCTTGAAATAAACGTTTACCCCGAATATTGCTCCAGAGTAAACCAATGTCTGACTGACATACCACAGCACACCATCAGACACCACATAATTGTTGAGAAAGAATGATAGGAAGGTGAGTACAACACCACTCACTAGCATTCCTATAGCTGCACCATATTGCAATCCTTCACGTACATTTGGAGTCATATCTTATATTTATATATTATTAATAATATGCAAAGATAAGAAATGATTCCCAATTAGTTACTTTATCCGTTTATTGTGTGCCATATTTTGCTGGTAGGATGCAAGCTGTCAGGGTCTTGCAGATACTCGATAGCCATCAAAACCACCATTTCCTTCAACTCATCAGCATCTTTGCTATATCGCTCAAGCATCACATGATGGTCACTTCTCATCAGGTTCATAGTCACAGCAAAATCATGGATGGTGTAATCAGATATATCATCCTGATGCTTGTCAAAGGCTTCTCTTATCTCATCATCCGAGAAGAAGGGAGCCGTATGCTTGGTTCCGTCTGCATCCTCATACCACATCTTGCTGATAGCATCATCGGCAAAGTGCTTGTCAAAATGCTCTTCGCTCAACACACCATACACCATCGCACAAAGATGATGTTCCTCCACATCGCTCAACTTGCATGAGAGATACTTGCCGATAGCCTTAGCTATAGCCAACATCTGTTCAGGAGCCATTTCCTGCTGATACTTTTCTACAAACTCTACGAAATTCATACCTATATAATTTAAAAGTTTATGATGCTGCAAAGATACCAATATCTTAAACGCAGCACCATAAACTCGTAGATATTTCTGTAGTTATCTGAATATCAGACAAATACAGTTACGATAAAAAACACCTCCTTTCTTTATTCGTCCTTAAATCTGGTTCTTTTCTCTCCACCCCTCGTCCAGATGTCGTTTTTCTTGCGTTTCGCCACCTTTCCGATAACGTCATTCTCGTAAAGTTCGGGCTTGTCTTCCCTTCCTTGGGTCTCTGAAGCAACACCACCATTCGGGTTGCCACCTTGGCTGGCATCAGGTTTCCCATTGCCATACCATTCCTTGTCACTTGGTTTGTCTGCAATCATAACTATAAACAATTAACTATTAACTATAAACTAAGCAGCGAGTGGTTGGTTCTGTCCGTCAGGACTCACTCCCTGACCGCTCATCATCTGCTGCAACATCGCCTGAGCCTTAGGATTGCTCTGTGATGCCTGAGCAATTTGTGCTTGAAGCTGAGGAGAGAATCCTTGTGGAGTCTCACCATTCTGAATGGCTTGCTGGTTGGATGCAACCGATTGCAGCAACTCCTCGCCAAATGGGAAATCTCCTACTTGCAGCAACTGCTCCAGCGTGATAGCCTGATTCTGCCACAAAGTCATAAGGAACTCATTTGCCATCTGTCTGTATACAGGAGTAGCTGTACTTTCCGTGATGTTGATGTCAAACTCCACGTCTCTAATCTTCTTAGGGTCGTAGTGTACAATCTGTCCTGCCCTACCCACGATATTGAAGTTGCGAGCCACATCGTAGTACTGCTGCATATTCTTCACGGTCTTGTAAGCACCATCAATGATAAACTGGCTGAAAGTCTCCAAAATATCAAGCAGCGACATGGTAGCATTCTGTGTCTGCTGGGCATAGAGCGAACCGCTCGTACCTGATACTCCTGGTTTACCTTGCAGCGCACCATTCACTCCCGATATATCCTCGAAGAACTTCAACTGATAGCTGAGCAAATCACCGATACCGATGTTCGTAGAGTTGTTCGCCACTTGCTGAGGAACCTGACCACTCTTGTTTGGCTTGTATCTCACCACACCATTGAACCTACTCCACTCATCGCAGAAATCATCCCAACTCATATCATCAGGAAGACAATCCTCAGGACAGAGCAGCACACCCTTGGCACTCGCACGCATGATGAAGTCATACATCGTGATAAGTCGGTTCACGTATCTCTGCTGGTCAATCACATCTTCCACGAAGCTGTGAATCTCGCCATCAATAAACGGATAGAACTTAAAGCAATATGGATGCTCACCATGAGCATAAGGGGTCTCGCCCTCTCTCAGAATATCACCGAAAGGAGAAAGGTAGTAGAAATGCCAGTAATCATCCATAAACCACTCGGCATCAATCAGAGGAATATCCTCTTCCATCATGCCAGCAGCCATACCTCGCCTGATTCTGTCTCTGTTCTCTGCATCTACAATATCAGCCTTATCCTCAATGTCGATTTTGAAATCATCGCCATTGTTGTAGTCGTGGCATCGGTATCTCGGTTTACTCTCCTTTCGCCAAACCTCAATCACTCGGCAGAGCGAAGGGTTGGCAGGATTCATAAAGTCGATAGTCTTAGGGTCAAACTCACCGAATCGCTGGGTGCAGTCTGCAATCACGAAATCTCGGTTAGCCGCCAACCGGTATATCTCCTTCAACTTACGAGCCTCAGCAGGAGACTTGGCAAACTCTCTCAGCACGTTGCCGATGGTAATGTCATGCACCTCACCCAAGCAACTCACGTCCCAACCACGGAAATCCCTCATATTGTTGTCTATGAAGAAATTGTTCGGGTTCACGTAGTCCGTCCAGCAATCCAACCTACCTCTTCGCCATCCATACTTTTTCTTATAGATAGCAGCACCGCTTATCAGGAACTCTTCCATGGTTCGTGCATCCAGTTCCGTCTCTCGGTTCCGTTGTCGGTTACATTGCAGCACCACGCTCATGGTCTCACCATATCGTTTTTCATCCTTATCTCTAGCATTGCATGTTGGTTCCTTGCTCTGGGAACGATATACACCCAGCACATTCTTCACCAACCTACGGATAAGGTTGTTCTTCAATGGTTCGCTACCCTGCTCACGGATATAGTCTTCCTCCTTGATACGCTTGGTAAAGCCACACTTGCTTTTGAACTCAATGGTATCTCCCCACTGGTCTCCATAGCAATATCGCTTGTTTCTCTGTCTTCGCTTTCGGAAGTTATCCATGTTATTGTAATATCGCTGAGCCTCCAGCAAGATAGAGAAGGCACGCTCGTATGGCTTGTCAAATCGGTTCTTGGATGCCTTTACGCTATCCAGTTCTTCCTTGTCAAGTACCCTACTCAACGATAGCAGTTTGGTTTCTTCTTTCTTCTTTGCCATAGTTTATGATGTTTCTGTAGGTTCAACAATATGTGCCAACTTTCTCGCTACACCGAGGAATCCGCTTGCAGTATCGGTATCGCCAAGGCTGATACAAGTGAGATAGCCAGCCATGTATAAGATGGCATCTTTCAGGACGGAAGGCAGACTGATTTTCTGTTCGGTAGTGATAGATGGAACCTGAACGTAGATGAATGCCAATGTAGCATCCTGCTTTTTACTAGTATATAGTTCGATACTCTTGCCGTTAGCCGTATGCACGATAGCCGCAATCGGTCGCTCAGGATTTCCCCTCACACCATATTTGCAGTTCTGATACTTGTAGGCATCATCGCTCTCTGAAATGATTTCGGCAGGACGGTTCCAGCCTTCTGCCTTCACAGAAAGGATTCTCAGCATATCGGTAGGCAAAACCATCTTACCCACGTAATAGCCGTTGCTATCCGTCCAAGTTACTTCATTCGTACACGCAGTACCTTCCACCATATCCTCAGGAGCATCCGAAAGAATGATTCTTGCTGCATCTACGATTTTACTCTCAATAAGTTCTGCTTGCGAGAGTGTATCAGAATCGTCAGGAGCCAGCAAGCCAGCAGACTCTTGGTTTCTATCCAAGAGCACCTTCACCTCTTTCACTAAATCAGATACAGCATATTCTACCATTACTCTAAACCTTCTAGTTCAACACCCTTTTCCTTGGCAATCGCCAAGATGTCTTCCTTAGTCTTCATCTTTGAACGGCTCACACCATAGGTCTCAGCCAGATAGTCCTTGGCATCCTCAACGTCTGTCACTACGTGGGTCTTCTTCTCGTCAGCCACTTTCTTCTTTGTCTTGGCAGCAGCCTTCTTCTTGGCTTCAGCAGCTTCCTTCTTCTCATCAATACTCTCCACCAAGAAGAACTTGTCGTTGAACCAATAATGAGACTCAATAGCCTTCTGTACCTTTGGGTCTCTTGTCATATAGACACTACAGCCCATAGTCTTACCCTCAAAGTTAATGCGCATCCGCTCGTTACCTACCATAACGCTGAATGCCAAATCAGTACCTGCTTGATATTTATTAAACATGATTATACCTTATTATATATATGTGTTACTAAAAAAGGGATGGGGCTAGTGCCCACACCCCTCACTATTTAATGAATAATTTGCAATTCTACCTGCTTTTTAGGCAGCAGCATCCTTGGTCTCGCCAGTTTCAGAAGTGTCCTCTGTTGCAGGAACCGCAGCAAGGTGCATACGAGCGTGTGCCTTAGGGTACTTCAAGTACAAACAAGCTACCTCCTGAATAACTACTGCATCAGTATTACGGATACCAGCCTTCTTCAAGTCAAGTACGTTACGAGTCCAAGACAAATGTACTCGCTTAACCAAGAACTCAGGGTCAATGGCAAAACCGCAGTCACTCATATCGAAGAGGTCAAACAACTCAGAGTGAATCATCAGTACCTCACCGAAATCAGTCTCCCAACTCTTGAACTTCAAATTCCAAACCTCAACGGTGTCCTTCAAGCGGAACTTATCAGACTTAATCTTACTGAACGCACTCACGAAGGCAGAACCAGCAATAATTACCTTACGCTTGTTGCCGATACCAGTACCAACAAACAAGTCCTTGGAAATATCAACCAACTCTTTGTCTGTAATCACACGTTCATTTTTATTATAGTGTTCCTTCTCAACTTCTTCTGTAGTTGCAACATGACCTACCTCAATATCCTTACCAGCCATCCACCAGATACCCTTGGTAAACCACTGAGTAGAGTTGTTCTTGGTTGTATGCTTGATACAAGCCATGTCACCGAAGAGATAAGTACCTTCCATAGCAAGACGCATATCGTAGATGCTATCCTCCTCAATATCCGAGAAATCCCAATCTACTCGCTTAGCAGCAATCTTATTGAAGGTACTTTCCTCAACCTGAATCATGAAGTTCTGGCAGTACTGAATATCAGAATCAGGAAGATTATTGAAACGACCCGTCTGTACGTCCAACTCACCGCAACTCTTAGCCATACGGATAAGTTTCTGACCCTTCGTCAAGGCTGGAATACCGATAGGCTGTTTCTTAACCAACTTACCATTTACAGCAAATACAATAGGGAAGCCCTCAGTATCTTTACCGCAAACACAAAGTTCCAAGTCAGGAGTAGGCTCATCAGTAAGGTCTGCATAAGCCTTACCTTCATAATTGGTAATCGCCTTAACACCTACGACTCGGATGGTATCATCCAGCGTAAACATTTCAGGGTCTTCTACCTTCAATACCATAGATGTACCAGTGCTCTCCACGGTCGTTTCCTTCACGGTTGTCTTGATAGGACGTGTACCGATACTCCAATACTCAACCACGAAAGATGAGGCAGACTTGGTTGTCGCATAGCGTGAAATCTGGTCAACTGGAGTAGCCATCGGACGAATCTTGGTAATCTTGTCGTTGATGTCGTTCTCATAGAACTCCGTACCATTCTCGTTAAAGTGCTCACGACCTTTTCCCTCAGTAGCGATACCATCATCCTGACGAGCCGCACCGCCATTGCCAGATTCATCGGCAGCAGTAGCACCACCTGCCTCAGCAGCATGACCACTCTCGGTCGTACCGCCATCAGGCAGAGCCGCCTCAGCCATGATAACATTACCATTCACTCCAAAAATAACTGCCATAACCATCAGGAAGACGGAAAGCAGCCGATTAAATGTACTTTTCTTCATTGTTATTCTGAATATTAATTAAACATTATATATTATCTTTTACCTTTTCTCATTATCGAATGTGTGTTCTCTTTTCGTTTCCACGCTCCCAGATATTACCTCTTCGTGAAACCCTGCCAATCGCACCGAGGTCAGGCTGGTTATCTGTCTGCTTGGTTTCTGCATTGGCAGAATCAAGGTCAGCAGTACCATCGCCCTTCTTTCTCAGTTCAAGATTCTTGATGTGCTTGCTGTTCTTGCCACGAACCTCACCCTCATGGGCAGCATCAGCCACATCGGTATCATGGTTCTTTGCCTTGATGAAAGCAGTAATCATTTCCTCAGTAAACTTACCAGTCACCACATTGCGCATTGTCTGAAAGCACTGGTCGATGGCATCATTCACAGCTTCCTCGCCATACTTCTCTTCCAACTTGTCGAACACTTCATAACTGGAAGGCATGTTCTTGTCATACTCCTCCTGCAATTTCTTGCCGTTGGCAGCATTCTGCAAGAACTCCGACTGAGCCGATGCAATCTCATCCGCATTGTCAGGGTCTGAATAGTAATCAATGGCATCCTCGCCATGTGTACGAATCAACTCAGCGTAAGGACTCTTGCCAGCCTTCATAGCTTGTAGGAAAGTAGCCGCCTCAGGGTCACTACCCAGCCAATCGCCCATCGCCTTTTCGTTATCCTTGTAACCCTGCAAAGCCTTCTGGTCGGCATCATAATCATCATTGATGGCTCCATACATAGCTTCATCATCCGCATACTCCGTATCAGGGTGACGGGTCTTCAAACGCTCCAAAGCCAAGTCTCTCTTGGTCTTAGTATCTTGCTGTTTTGCAGCACCAGCATTCTGCTCAATATTTGTATTTTCGTCCATATATATATGTGTATATTTATAAATCAATGCCCAAAATTAATGCTTTTTTCCGATTTTCATCTTTTATCCGTTAATTTAGTCTAATCGGATACGACTAATTCAATACTTTTTTGTATATTTGCAGGGTCAGATATGAAATATAAGGATTCACGATGCTATTTTATAGAGGAACGTGATGCTGATTTATTGAGGGCTTACAAAGAAATTATTAATGTAAGAGACAATATCAGACTCTCAGAGATTGAGGAAAAGCTAGCCAAATCTCCGAGCAGAAGATTTTGGGTTTCAGAAGACCGTGCTTATATAGTCATATTAGACTTACTGAAAGGAAAACCTCTTGATAACATGATTCCTACCCGAAAGGAAATGTATCAGGAGATTTTCAGACGATTCCAGATTCATAAGAGTAATGAGCCATATCTCAGTAATATGGATATTATTAAACGTGTATGTGCTGAAAAAGCACCCAGTTTCTATTTGACTCCTCAAAGCATACACGTAATTCTTAGCAGGGTGAGAAAGGAGGAGAAGCAAAGATGCTACGAGAGACGAAAGAGAAGATTGCGCTTTATGCTGGGTACATTATAATAATATGTATCACTTTTCTTGGATATGATGGCATGGGTCTCTTTGACGATTGTTCTATTCAGAACCGACTAAGCTACCCTTTCTTTCATCAGAACATCTTTCATGCTGCCATCAACCTTTATGTCTTCCATCAATGCTACCGAGCCATCCCTTGTGGCATCGGTCACTTGGTGGCATTCTATCTTATAGCCATCAGCTATCCCTTCACCTCATCCCTACCAATCATCGGTCTAAGCGGCTTTATCTATGCTTACATGGGCTTTATCGCCCCCTACGTGGAGAATAAGGTAAGGTACAATCTCACCATTCTCCTATATATCTGTGTTGGAATCTTCTTCCCTTGCATGGCAGTTGGAGTCCACATCTATTGCTATGTACTTGGTCTGTTGTGGGGTTATTTAAATGCACCGCTATGCCAAGACAAGTAACCGCCAAACTGACTGATGCTGTAGACAAACATGTACTGAGCATCCTGAAGGAGAACGAGAAACGCATCAAGGAAATCAACACACCCTTCAATCCTATCAAGGGTGAAGGTTGTGGAGACAAGCGATTCCTGCTCTTCCTTCCTGATTTCCCGATTCAGAGACAGCAGCTTCCAGTTTCCATGAAGAAGATTCCGCTCGTCAAGATGCTCATCGAGTTTGGTAGTTGCAAGGCGGTAATCGAGGAACTGCACAAGGATATAGACGAGCCGTACAACCTAGAGGAAGAAATTGAGCAACTGGTGGAGCAGTTTACTCGCATCAGGATGAAACACGACCCCTTCTTCTTCTTTGCGACATTCATCTATATCAAACCGAAAGGTGGAGGTCTCCCCTTCCGTTTTGTGCTCAGAAGACCGCAGCGCAGACTGCTCAGGTGGCTGGAGGAGCGAAGAAAGAAGAATCGCCCTATCCGTCTCATCCTGCTAAAAGCCAGACAATGGGGAGGTTCTACGGTTATTCAGATGTACTTCCTCTGGCTGCAACTCATGTGGCAGAAGGGTCTCAACTCGCTCATCGTGGCTCAGGTGAAGGACACAGCAGAGACTATCCGAGGAATGTTCGAGGAAGCTCTGAAAAACTTCCCAACCAAGTTCCTCTACGAAATGGGAGAAGCGTTCTCTGAGAACGAACCGAAGTTTGTTGGAGTGGGAACATCAGGCAACGTAAAGAAGGTTCCTCAGCGATTCTGCAAGATTAAGGTGGGTTCCATGGAACGACCATTGTCAGCCAATGGTGAAGACTACAACTTAGTTCACCTTTCCGAGGTTGGTTTGTGGAAAAAGACGGATGGTAAATCTCCTGAGGAGGTGGTGCAGAATGCTACCAATGGTATATTGTACCGACCATACACGATGATTGCCTACGAATCCACCGCCAATGGTACTGGCAACTTCTTCCACAAGGAATGGCTTGCCGCCAAAAAGGGACAATCTCAGTTTGAGCCGTTCTTCGTTCCTTGGTTCGAGATATACGATATGTATCATCTTGAATTTGAAAGCAAGAAACAGAAGGTAGAATTTGCAAAATGGCTATATGAGAACCGCAACAATACCAATACGATGTCAGACCGAGAGGAGCCATGTACCTATCTTTGGAAGTTATGGACACTGGGTGCTCCACTCGAAGCCATCAACTGGTATATTGCTGAGCGTAGGAAATTCACCGACCATGCTGATATGGCTGCTGGCTACCCTACCGATGATATTGAAGCATTCAAGCATTCAGGAGCCAAGGTCTTTGCCGAAGACAAGGTCGACAAGTTCCGCAAAGGATGCCGAGCACCTAAGTTCATCGGTGATGTTTATGGTGATGGCTACAAGGGCAAGAAGTGTATGCAGAATGTCCGATTCTGTGAAGACAAGCAGGGTCAGTTGTGGATATGGAGCAAGCCTGAGACCTTTGACGATTGTAAGGTGATAAACCGCTATCTGGTCGTAGTGGATATTGGTGGACGTAGCAAGAATTCCGACTGGTCTGTTATCTGTGTCTTCGACCGCTATTGGATGATGGAAGGTGGCAAACCGTATGTGGTAGCCCAATGGTATGGGCACATTGATATGGACTTGCTGGCATGGAAGGCGGCTCAGATAGCCAAATACTACAACGATGCTCTGTTGGTGATTGAATCCAACACCTTGGAGACGAAAGACAAGGAGCACATCTTGGAAGGTGGTGACCAGTCTGAGTTCATCCTGAATCAAATCAAGGACGTATACGATAATCTCTATGCACGCAAGCAGAGTGAATCAGACATCAAGAATAAGGTTCCAGTGAAGTACGGATTCCATACCAACGTGGCAACCAAGCCAATGGTTATCTCAGTATTGGTTCAGGTTATCCGTGAACAACTCTATGTAGAGCGAGACGATAGATGCTTAGATGAATATCTCACCTACGAGAAGAACGGAACCGTATACGAGGCAGCAGACGGAAAGCACGATGATTTGCTCATGACCAGAGCCATCGGACTCCATATCTGTTTCAATGAAATGGAAATGCCAAAGATGATTTCCATTCAGGCAAGAGTAATGAGAAGAAAGGTTTCTGTTTCGGCAGCAACCATCATATAGTTTCACGAATAAATAATTACGATTATGAAAGTAACAAAGATTATCAAGCGCATCAAGTGCGAAATCATGTACCGCCAAGCTACGGCTAAGGCAGACTACGCATCCAAGAAGAACAATGGTGAAATCTTCTACGTCCTTCCTACGCAGAAGGGCAACCTCATGATTATGAACCGCTCACTCTTCGAGGCATTCAAGAAGACCAAACTGGTAGACAACGACATGAAGGTCAGAGACCTCTTCAAGGATTGCGTCTACCATACAAACTGCAAGAGTAAGAAGGGAAAGCGCAGCCGCAAGCGCAAATTTCTCAGATGGAAGGGCTTAATCTAAATTTTTTTCTGCCCTAAATAAACGGATAAAAGATAGGTGGAGAAAATTCTGCCTATCTTTGCCTATTATTAATAATGTGTACCAAAATATGATTTATAAAATAGTACAAGGAAATAGTTTCAAACTCCACATCATGGTGCGGAAGATGGACGTATCAAAAGAGTTTCAGCGACTCGTTGACTTCGATATGAATCTTGCTACCGACATCAATGTTGAGTTGTCAGGCTGTTTCTGCAATACAATTTCTGTTCCAGCTCAAGTAGCAGGAATCCAAGGCAACGTACTGATATGCGACATTCCTTCCACCCTTGATTACGGAAACTATAACGTCAGGGTATCATGGAAGTATGATGGTAGCGAAATGGTCAGCATCGAGCGCAACCTTCTGAGAATCGTAGAACACAACTCTATGAGTAATGTTCCTATCGGCATCACGGAAGGAGAGCATACTGGCTTATTCAACCTTCGCTACTACATCGTGACCGAGAATCAGTCTACTTGCCCTATATCATTCATCGTTGATAACGCTAAGTTCAGCTACACCATCAATGGGGAAACCCAAATGGTGGAGAATCAGGAGAACTTCGTAATTAACGGAACTATCAGCAACGGAAAGAAACTGGAAGCCCAGTTCATGCCTATAGAAGGTTTCAGCATCGGTCAGGTAAAGGTTATCATGGACGGAAAGGACGTTACTGCTGAATATTACAACAGCATCACCCACAAGGTCTTCATACCAGCCGTATCAGGCTATGTTACCATCACAGCAAGTGGAACCGTCAAGGCAAGCTATTATGGAGCTTCGTCAGCCAAGAACATGAGTGAGTTGAACATGGAAGACCTCACTCTTATGGAAGGTACTCTTATCGGTCAGACTCTTACCATTGAAACCACGGAAGAGAAACCATACATCTGGTTTGCAAGCCGCCAGCCGCTCATCTTCAACCAATGCGGTTTCGAGGCATCCATGAACACCACAAAGCTAGGTGACCTCTACTACTATTGGTCAGACGAACTTGTAGCTGGTGACGATAACGAATATCAAATTAAATTAAAAGAATAATATGGCAGAAAAGAAAAAATACAACAGCATCCTCATCAGTGGGCGCAAAGACCAGACTCTGACATATTCAAAGTACGTCAAAGACGAGGAATCGGGAGAATCCGTAAAGGAATCGCTCGACAAGAAGGTCAATGTCACTGATGAGTTAACAACTCAGCAAATCAAGGATGGTGCTATCACCAACGAAAAGATGGCTGCTGATTCTGTTGGCAACACCAATCTACAAGATGGTTCTGTCAGCAACGAGAAGCTGGAGGATGGAAGTATCACGAACGATAAGTTGGCAGAGAACTCCATCACCAAAGACAAGTTACAGGATAAGACCATCGGTGTAGAGAAGTTAGACAACGAGCTTCGTCAGACTATTGCCGCAGCCACTGGTCTCCCAGAGGATTTGGTAGAAACCATCCAGAACGTAGATGATACGCTGAAAGACCATCAGAGACAGCTAGATGATAAGCAGTCACAGATTGATGATAAGCAGCAGCAAATCACCGCCAACGATGAAGACATTTCATTGTTGCAGACTCGCAGTACTCAGATGGAAGAAACCATCAAGTCTATAGCCGCTACTGGTGGTGCAAGTCAGGCTACAGCAGTTACCTATAATAATGAGAAGTCAAAACTTACCGCAGTCAATATCCAAAGTGCAGTTGATGAGGTTGTTGAAAAGACTGCAATCAAGGATGAGGAAGGAACTGTAGTAGAAACTCCTTTCCGCTACATTCAGAATGAAGAGTACATCTTTGCCAATGTAGATGCAGAAGATAAACTTCTCTTTGGTATTCAATATGACGGTACTCCAGTATTTGGTAAAACAAGCGCAGTAGAGGACAGATTGCAGTCACAAGTAAATCTTCTTGCAGAGAGAGTAGCAACCATCATGGGAGATGAGGACACAACCAATGTCATTGATACCATGAATGAGCTGAAGAATTTCTTTGCAGAGATTGAGAATACAGAGACTCTTACTGGCATTTTGGCTAATCTCAATAGTCTCAATACTAAGTTTGGAGAAGACATCAAGAATCTTCAAGATACAAAGGTAGATAAAGAAGAAGGCAAGTCTCTCATTGAAGATGAAGTAAAGGAACACTTTAGAGTAATCGAAAATGAGGAGTTTATCATGGCTGTAGTAGACTCAGATGATAGAGTTCTCTTTGGTTTCTACAGAGCAACTGGTAAGCCATATTATCCCCTGAATGATATGTACCACGTCATTCAGAATGAAGAATACTTTGCTGCTTGGGTTACTACTGACGATAAAGTAGTACTTGGTCTTAGAAGAGATGGAGAAGTCATTGGTGAAATCCATGCAGTCAATGCCTTGAAGAAAGTTATCTCTCAGCTTCAATCAGATTTAGCTGCTTTGCAGGAAAAGGTAGGCACAATAGATACCAACCTCAAAGAACTTCTTGACGTTTTCTCTTTGCAGGATAACG